AAAGCCAAAGTGGCTCAGAAATTTGGCTGTTCGCTCTGATTGGAAAGAGTTGTCGTTGCCACCTTCGATCCGATCCGCGCCAAGTTGCTGGCTCCACTGGATGAGATGCTTGATGAGAAGAACGGCTGCCCGAGTTCCGCGTTTTTCCGGCGTAACGTAGAGTACCTTCTGCACGGTATAAAGTCCAGCCCGGTAGTCATAGCCGAACATGTAGCATTGCAGGAACGCGATCACGGCGCCGCGGTCCTCGACGACGAAGAAAGTCGGGCTAGCGGTCTTGAGATACCGCACGAACGTGCCGCGCACCATGTCGGCGTCGAAGTCCTCATCCGGGCACGTCTCGTCACGGTTTGCCCTCGCCATATCGACGATGCTTGATATGTCACTCTTGAGCGCCAGCCTAACGAACATGATCGGCCACCCATGCAAACTGGTGATAAGTTTCGCCGTTCTTGCCGAAGCCGCGCATCGTCGCCTCGTGATCAAGGCCGACCAGCTTGATCCAGCGGTGCGCGTCGTCGTGACCGTCGATGGAGACGGCCTCGATTCGGTGCGCGCCGGCCTTACGGTACCGGGGAAACAGCCGCTGCTTCGTGAATTTGGCGATGCCGAGCGCCGCGGTGGCGAACTTGTCGGTGGCGAAGAACAGCAGCGTCACCACGTTCGGCCTGCCTTCGATCAGCGCGCCGATGCCGACCGGCTCGTCATCGACGAAGAAGCCGATCGTGTCGGGGTGCTCGCCGTAGCGCTCGACCAGCGATGCCGCCAGCGCGGCCGCGTCCTCGCCAAAGGACAGCGCCTGGAACTCGCGGATGTCGGCGGCGCGCATGTTCTGCGCGACGTGCCGGACGTCCTCAAGCGTGGGGGCCTCAATCTTCAGCATCGTCGAGATCGTGGTGGATGACGCAGGAGGCGAGATTGTGCGGCCCGGTTCCGGTCGATTTGAAGATAATGCTGAGATGCGTGGACTTGCCGAGCGCCGGCGCGCGGTCCTGGTTGAACGTGGTCTCGCTGAAGACGCCGAGCTTGTCCCGCGCCGCCAGATTGGTCGGCTCCTGCGCGGCGTAGATCGTCCATTCGCCGGAAAGCGCGACGTCGATCCCGGTCATCGCTTTCTTCACCGACGGCCTGTCGGCGTCGAGGTACGGAGTTTGCGCGACGGCTTCCGTGGCGTCGTAGACCAGCGCACCGTCGAGGCCGCCGTACACGTAGATCGAATTGCCGCCCCGCAGGCACACGCGGCGCCCGAAGACGACTGCCTGCTCCACGTTGAATGCCAGCCCGTCCGAATCCGTCGTGCGATAGATCGACCATGCGCTTACCTTCGCCCCGCTGAAATAAGTGAAGACGAATATGAGATCCTTCATGGCCAGCCAGAACCGGCCGTCGCGCGGCTCGATCAGGCCGACGACCTGCTCAAGCTCTACCTCCGTGAGCGATTCGATGGCCTCGATGATCAGCGAATCGACAGCGCTGCCGATGTCCGTGGTGGCCGCTGCGTTGGACGCATCGCGGGCACGAAGCGAACGCAGCCCGCTCAGGTCCAGGTAGAATAGATCGCTGTCGCCGAACTGCGTCACCGATCCGGCGGCGATCGTGCCGGTGTTGTTGAGCACCTGGGTCTGCCGGTTGAGCGCCGGGTCCGGGTCGGTGTACCAAATCTGGATGTTGGTCTCGGCGTAGACCGCCACCTGGCCCTGGTAGTTCGCCAGCGCCTTCAGTTCTTCCGCGCCGGAAGCATAGCTCGCCATGTCGACAAACCCGGCCCCGACGTTATCGGTCGTCCAGCCGGTCGGGGCCTGGATGCCGGAGAAGTGCATGTTGGAGCCCGAGAGCGAATACATCTTCGAGCCGATGGTGCGGACGAAGATACCAGGCTGGAACGTATCGGCCGCATCGACGCCGCCTGACAGGACAATGCCGCTGGCAGGGTCGGTGACGAGACCGCTGGCAACGGTCAGCACGACCGGCTTGCCGTTGTCCGAGGCCGCCGCGACGGTCGCGGTCAGCACCACTACGTCATCAACCGCGATGGCCGTGTACTCGGGATCGGAGACAGCGCTGTTGACTTCATCGGCGATCAGCTGCGCGGTGTTGGAATTGCTGGTCGTCCACGTCACCGCCGAGCCGATCGCGGCGACGCCGCCGATCGTCAGATCAGTCAACTGCGACGATCCGGTGCCGCCAATGATCTGGAACGTGGCGCGGGCGCGACCGTCGAACCAGTCCTCGACCTCCACGCCGTCGTAGAAATGCACGCGGCTGCCGTCGCTGAAGACGCCCACGACATAGAGTTTGCCGGAATATAGATCGAAGCTTGGGACGCTGACCAGATCGGCGCCGTCTGGATGCGTAAGCTTCTGGTATGTCACGCCAGCCGGAATGCCGGTAGGCTCGTCGGTGCTGCCAAAGACCACAAGGCCGGTCCGGGTGTAGGCGAGGCCGATCGTACCAGCCGGTAGGTCATACTCCTTGACGAAGGCCGCGCGGCTCTCAAACTCACCGCCGCGCGTGATATGACCGTCGAACGCCTGGATCAGCACGCCGCCGGGCGTGGTCTCCGGCATCCGCCTTGTGTCGAGGCCGCCGAGAAATTCCTTGAGCCAGATCGTTCCCACTTCTAGCTCCCCGCAGGGCGGTAATTCGTGATGAAGATTTTGCTGGACCGATGCGGCTTGTTGATGCCGAACATGCTGATCGGGACGCGCGGGGTGAGCGAGCTGCGAAGCTGCATGTAGAGCGCGTTCGCCTGATCGAGCTTCAGCTTCGCGTCCTTGGCGCCGGATGCGGCCAGCATCTCGGCTGCGCCGTAGAGCGTAAGCAAGCGGCCATCCAGTTCCGCCCGGTCGCTGTCTGCGACCAGCGGATTGAGGCTGCGGATGCCGGTGAATTTCAGGTAGCCTTCGCGCGTGGTGGCGTCGCCATTGGTGTCGGAGATCGGCCAAATCTCGACGTCCTCGCCCTCGTGGATCTCCCACCGACGCGGCGGCCATGAGCGTTCATCCAGATCGCTGTTCCAAGCGCCGTAGCATTCGGGTGCGATGCCGGGCTCCAGTTCGCGCCAGCCACCATCGACGAAAAGCTCGATCTTCTCGAGCCGGTCGATCTTGATCTCTTCGGGGGTGTCGTAGTAGCGCTGGCCCGCCTGCACCGCGACCTGTCGCGAGATGCGCAGATGCGGCCATGTGAAGTCTTCCCACAGCCGGTCCTGGATGCGCTGCAGCAGCTTGACCTGGACGGGGCGATTGTCGGCGTTGTGGGCCGGGTTCAGGGACAGGCGTGCTTCGGCCCGCAGATCGTCCAGCAGTTTAACCAGAGTTGTGCCGCGGGCCATTCACGCAATCCTTAACCGAAGAGCTTCTCGTCGTCGGCAACGTCGTCCGTTGCGTCGTCAGCGGCTTCGTCTTCGTCAGGCTTGACCTTGCCTTTGCCCTTCGTGGGCTTGGCCGGTGCGGGCTTCGCCTTCACGCGGGTCTCGGCCTTGAAGAACTCTTCCGGGATCTCCAGTTCCTCGATCGTGCGGAACGTGCGCGCAGCGGCGCCGGGAAACAGCGACGCGACGATGCTGACGTCATTGCCGTTGGCGTCGGGCACGCGCGCCCGGCCATATTCGCGCGTCAGGCGGGCGATCTCTTCGCGGTGGGGCCGCTCGATCTCGCCGACGGGCTCGACATCGGTCACGGCGTCAGCGCCATGGATGGCGCGGAGAACTGCGATTTCCGACGCCGTGACATTGTACTTCGGGACCGTGGTGCCCTTGTCGCCGCCCAGCGCAACCATGATGTTTGCGGTCTGCATATGACTTCTCCGGTGGTTGGGGAGAAGCGGGGCCGAAGCCCCGCCTCAGTGTTACGAGAGGGCGACGGAGCCGGTGTTGACGACGATCGTGCCATCACCGTTTTCGTCGAAGAACACGATCAGGCTTTCAGCCGGAGCGTTGAACGTCGCGATCGTGTTCGTGCCGTCCCATGTGCCAGCCGTCAGCGTGACGGTGTGAGCCGCCGTGCCGGAAGCCGACGTGTCGGTGACGGTGAACAGGCCGGCATGGTCGGCTGCGTCGGCAATCGTCGCGGCAATCACGACAGTCGCGTGATTGAGGCGCAGATTCTGCACGCCGGCATCCACTGCGCCCGAAGCGGTCAGCTCCTGGTTAACAGCCACGCCGGAGCGCGCCTGCCCGTCAGCACCGCCAACCGTCAGGTTGTAGGAGCCGTTGTAGGGCTGATCGCCGAACGACACGTTGATCACCGAGCCGGCCGGCCATGTCATGCCGGAACGGTTGGCGATGGTGATCGTGCTGGCGCCGTAGGCTGTGACTTCGAAGCCGGAGGCTCCTTCTTCCCAGCGGCCATAAGCGCCGTCATCAACGGTGAGATCGCCGCCCGTGGAATTGCGCAGCGTGGCTGCGGTCTGGCCGGTCGGGTAGGCGATTGCGACAGTGCCGTCATCAGCGACGGCAGATGCCAGTGTGTGAGTTGTGTAGCCAAGAGAGGTCATGTTTCTGCTCCATGAAAGGGTTGCGGAAAGGCGGGGCCGAGACCCCGCCTAGCCGGATCAGGCGATGTCGTAGACGCCGGAAGTGTTGAGCTGCCGGGCGACCATCACGCCGGTCATGGAGAGGCCGTTATACATGACCATGCGGTCATAAGGACGGGCCGGGTTGTGCTTCTTGAGCTTCTGGCCGTCCATGTACATCAGCCGCAAACCGCGCTTGCCAACGTCGATCGCGTAGCAGCGCTTGGCCAGCCCGAGATCGTCCATCGTCCAGTCGTGCTCCAGGGGCAAACCGGCGTGCTGCGGGTCCGGCATGGAGCCGTCCGGCTTCGCGCCACTTGCCCAGCCGGTCTGCGAGTACGTGCCGTTGGCCCGCAGCTCAGCCTTGTAGGCGTCGATGAAGTCCGAGCCGCAGAAGTAGCGGATCTTGGTCTGACCGTTCCGGAACTTGGAGCGATTGCGCGCGG